TAATCAATAGATTTTTTGTAGTATCATTTCCGGATGAAGGTGGAGCAGGATTTGTATAAGTTACTGAGGGGCTATCCATTATATTATAGAATTATATTTCTTATTCGTTCATCTTTTTCTTTTATTGTATTTGATTATTATAAAATGGGCTTTTTCAATTTTTTGGAGACATTATTCTTTATTAGTTTAGCCATTACGTTTGTTTTGATAATCATGTTAGTATATCATTTCAAGGGACGTTTGGTTGTCTTGGAACAAAAGACAAATACTATGTTTGAGATTTTGAGTTCTATGATAAAGGAAATGAAGGATATTCGAGAGAGTTATTCGGCGGTTTCTGAGAAGGTCGATACACTTGAACGTTCTAATAATGAATCTGTTAAAGTTGAGCCAAACCCTGCGTTCTCTCCTTCGATGCCTTTCGGTGGTGGAGCCGGTGGGTTATTCCCTCCTGAATTGTTTCGTTTATTTCAGATGGGGGGACAATCGCCTTTTCAAGCAAATGAATATGCCGACGAAGAGGAAGAAGATTATGAAGGCGACGAAGGCGAATTCAAGAAGATTGTTGTATCTGACACTGAATTAGATTCCGATGATGATGACAATGACGACGTTCGGGTTATTTCGGTCGATATAGATAGTTCTACTCAACCTGAATTAGGTTCTTTAGATGAATTGAAAGAGGAAGATATCGTTTTGGATGATGACGAACCAGAACTATTGGAAGATGGAGATGACGTAATTGAATTAGATGACGAACCTGAAAACGAAGCCGATGTAGAAGGAAAATCAACCGAAAATTCGAATGAAGATATCGAACAAGTGGATTACCGAAAACTCGATGTGTCTTATTTGAGAACAATGGTTCTCACGAGGGGTTTAGCGACTGACACAAAGAAACTCAAGAAGTCTGATTTGATTCGTCTTTTGGAAGGTTAAACCACGGTAAAACAAAATATTATATAAAATATATATAATGTTTCAATCAGAACTTTTATCCTATCAATCCGCATATCCTGAAACAAAAGAAACGCTCCCTCCTTCAGCATTGGGATATCATGCTAATAGCAAATATGATGGATTTCCTCCGCTCATGTCGGATGGCCGCACAGTAACTGCTTCATATCAACCCGAAGCTGTTCTCAATGAACATCTTTTAAGAGAAATCGGCGTTGAAACGAACTGGCAATATCGAAATTATCTTACTAAAAATGCCAAAGAAATCATGAAATATAATTGTATCCAGACAGCCACGGATTCGGGATATCTTAAAAGATATGCGGATTTAGGTTCGTCTACATATTCCACGCCCTTTGTTTATCCTTCATTCGAGAACAAACAACAACCTAAGGGATATGAAGATAGCGACTTAAAGGAATTGTATCTTACACGAGATCAATTACAGGCACGTATGATTGCTCCTGAAATTACCCAGGCGGAGCTTTATAAGAAAAAACTGACATAAATTAACTCTTTCCGGAGGGAATATCTGAAATTAGAACAAATTTGTCCTAATTTCACTCCTTACCATAATTTATTGTAATATAATTCTTCGTCACCATTCGTGTATGGAAAGTTGCCATCCGGAAATAATCAATTATAAAAATGTCTATTAGTAAATCTATGTGTCCAAAAATTTCCGCATTGCTTTATATATTCCTTTATTTCATCATTGTAATATGACAAAAATAGCTTGGAAAAATCATATGTTTTGTCAATCATTTGACTATATTTTTCTGATAGATACTCTTCTGTAATTTCTTTATAATCATGTGTATATAAAATAGGACATCCAGTATATTTTTCTTCTATCATAGAATTATATTCTATTATAGGAATACATCCAGCAAGTAAGGCTTCATAATGTCTATGACAATCTATACCATTTCCTTCAGGTGATATCACAAATTTATATTCTGGAAGTGTATCAAAATAATCAGATGCGTGTAACCAAATATTATTTATATTATTATTTACAAGAGTTTTTACAATACTTTCTCTATTTTTCTCAGTTGGTCTTCTTATAGAATCAGTTCCCGTAGAAATACAACATAAAACAATTTTTTCATGATTTCCGATTTGAATTTTAGAGCCTTTATGATAATTATCCATATATGAATATTGCATTCCTATTGAAAATGGTTGCCAATCATCAGTTCCATTTATGACACATGCTTGAACAATTAGATTATTTATATCTTTATTTATTTGTTGCCATTCACGTAAAGTATACATATATAAATATTTATCTATATAAATAATTATCTATATAAATATTTATATGGATAATACTATATTTGTATCTGTATTTAATTTGGGATGTATTGAAATTGCTGAAAACCATATTATTTCGTTATTAAAAAATAACATAAACAACTATTTGGCCTACGTGACAGACGAAGAAAGTTTCAATATATTAAACAAAAAGGGATACAATGTAAAATATTATTCTAGCCAACAATCAAGCGACAAAATGGATTTTGGAACAGAAGGATTTAATAATTTGTCTTTTATAAGATACAAAATTATTAATGAACTTTTAAATGAAGAAAAAATAGTATGGTATCTAGACGTAGACACAGTTGTTCTACATGACCTAAACAAATTGGTTCCAGAATTTTCGGATAAAGATATTATAATGCAAAATGATATTAATATGCCTTGTAGTGGTTGTATGTTGTTTTATCCTAATATTATTACAAAACATATTACAGATTTCATATATAATTTTAAAACATCTACAGAAAACGACCAGATTATATTAGCCAGATTATTAATGAAGAATCAAAATTTTATTAAAATACATTTATTGGACCATGAACAATTTGCAAATGGACTCCTTTATTTCAATGAATTGTCAGATAATCCTACATATCGAAACTTACAGTTGGCTTTCAGACAAACTGAAAAACCCTTGTATTTTGTCCATGCTAATTGGATGGTAGGTATAGATAGCAAAATAAGCGCACTCAAAAATAAGGGACTATGGTATCTATAAAATTGATTTGATTTTTTTGATGATAGTAATCAGTACATATACTACACACGCAACATGCCTTCTAACAGCACCGAATCTAGCGTTCCTTTGAGACCACCGACGCCTCCAATAAGAGCTCACAGAGATCGTCCTATTCAGCCCGATTTATCGTTTCTTGACCAAAGAAGCTCAAATATGGTGTATAGCGCCTATATTTGTATCAACAAAATAGAAGCGTGGGATGCTCTGGCAAACTTCGACGAAGACAGTTTTATATTTTGCCAAGACCCTTATATAAAGGAGATAATGTATAAGGTAAACGATAATTACAACAGCCATAGTGGATTTTCTCTAGCATGGACTATGCGCCAACTCGAATTTATTGCGAAGCATGGTTTAACAGAGTATCGTGCTCTTTACGATAAAAATGTGATTTCTCATCTCTATTGATTTTATGAAGATAAGATTCACATCGTATCGGGCTCTTTACAATAGAAATGTCATCTCTCATCTCTCATCTCTATTGATTTTATAATAACATTCAAAAATACATAAATATATTTTTTTATGTGTTTTAATGAAGGTCATTAGTTTCGACGTTGGAATCAAGAACTTGGCATATTGTCTTTTTGAAATCCCTGAACAACAAGGAGAAAAGATAACCATTTCGGACTGGAAGGTTCTCTCTTTAATGGAATCAGAAGAACCCATTCCAAAATGTAATCATCCGCTAATGAAAAAGAAAGGAAAAAAATCAGAACCAACACCCGTTCAGGGTGGAGGGCTTTGTAATCACGCGGCGAAATATAAACAAACAGATATAAACCTTTGTGACAAACACGCGAAGGCCGTCGCCGCTGACAAACAATGGCTCCTACCTGAAAATCGTTTTAAAAAGGTCAAGAAGATGAAATTGGAAGAGGTAGTTGAGTTGGCCACATCCTTTGGTTTCTCGTCTACGACGAAACCCAAGAAACCGGAGGTTCTTGCATGGGTCGAAGATTTTTTATCGAAGAAATGTTTGATTCCCGTTTCAAAAAAAACGAAGAATGCCGGCGAAGCCGATTTGATATCTTTAGGACATTCTATGAAAAAGGTTTTTAAAGATATTTTGCCGGATGACATTTCTTGCGTTTTAATCGAGAACCAGATATCAACTCTTGCAAGTAGAATGAAAACCGTCCAGGGAATGTTGGCACAGTATTTCATTATGAGATACGAAGGAATCCGCGTGGAATTCATTTCTTCTGCTAATAAATTGAAAATGTTCTCGAAAGAAAAAGTGGAAAATAAAAAAGAAGAAAATAAATCGGAAGAGAAAAAGACGGAAGAGAAAAAGACGGAAGATAAAAAAGAAGAAAATAAAATGGAAGGAGGAGAACATAAAGAAAAAACTACAAAAACTCAGGGACAAAAATATAAAGAACATAAGAAAGACGGGGTTTTTTATTGCGAAAAGGTTCTCAACGATAAAACCTTTTTAGGAGGAGAACAATGGGGACAAATCGAAAGAAAAAAGAAGGATGACTTGGCGGATTGTTTTTTACAGGGTCTCTGGTGGCTTAATAATGAGAATTATCTATGAATATTCCGTTTTGTTCGAATTCTTTTTTTACGACGTAGATTTCTTTTACGAGTCTTTCTTCGTTTTTTACCACCAGCATGTTCTACCAGGTGGTCGTCCGATGATAAAATTTCAATCGCATCGGCATATTGTTCTTCAGGTGATAAATCAGACTGAGTATCTTCATTGCTAACTGTAGCAAATAATTCTTGCGAAAATTGTTCACTCATACCTCTGTTAAAAACAGATAATACTGACTCGTCTAACGGTGTTAATTTTACTACTATGAATAAATAAGTACGTTCTTCATTGTGTTCGTTGTCCATTAATTTCATTGTAAAATGTTTTACGTATGTCATTTCACAACATGGCACTAATACCTCAAGTTCCCAACTTATAGGTGATACTAATAAAGCAGAATCAGGATATTTTGTTATTAAAATTGGACGAACCATGACTTCTTGAAATACCATTTCTTTACCAGCAAAATGTTGAGCAACTCTTAAACTTAATGAATATGACCGCAATGGACATTTTAACCCAGATTTAATAGCATTTAAATCTATTTCCGTAGATAATCCTGAAAATATAAATTTGTCAAAAATTCCCGAACCTGTAAACGATGTGTCTCTATGTTGAAGTTCTCCGATTCTTAGTATATGTTGATTTAATGTAAATAAATTCTCAAATGTTTTTTTAAATGCCAATTTTAATAATTCTCTACGTAAATTTCTTCCGTCTTCTGCACGTATAGTAAATTGTAATAAATATTCTTTAATGTCGTTTGGAACATATGTAATATTTGTTCCATTAATAAAATGATTAAATATTATTGATACGAAAGGATATACAATTGTATAATGAAATCCTTCTTTCCATTCTGGATTTTGTTTCCACGAATATACTAATTCAGAAAAATAAGGACTCTCACTACTACTTTGGGCTGATGATAATTCATGACTTGTTTCAAGAAGTCCTGATATTATAGTAGTAAGTCTACTATCTTCTTGGGCTAGAGTATGATAGTCAGCGCGTTTTATAAACTGAGTAAGAGATTGGCTAATAATTTCTTCTTCTTCTGGTGATGATTTTTTCAATTTATGTGATGTTTTTTTGCTTTTTGACATATATATTATAAATATCTTATAAGTGCGTAGGACTTAAAAATATTTCTTATAAGAATATCATAAAATGGAAGTCATCGATTTGGGATTAAGCGATTTAGACACTATTTCAATCAACATAGATGATACCCCTTCTTTTGGGTCCGGAATAGAATTATTAATGAATGAAAAGAAAAAGGCACCTAGTGGGTCCATGAACATTGATTTAGGAGAACTCGACAAGTTGGAGAATGAACTAAACAGTCTTTCTGCGTCGGCTTCTGGAGGAGATACGAAAACTCTCGGTGGACTCGGGAACTCGTTCTCGAATTTCTTCGGTCTAGGTTCTTCTTCGGGAACGTCTAAAACGATTAATGACCCGGGTTCCGGAGGAGGGGGAGAACCTTCACTCGGTCAGGCCACCGCGGATAGTATGGGAAATTCTAAGACCTGGGATGGGTTCTCCAAAATTAATGAAATCCCTCAGACATTCGGCTCATCTAGTTCGTCTCTTTCTGACAGAGAAAAGCGTAGAAAGAAGCGTATGATGATTAAGAAAATTGAAGAGTGGTATGAGAAGGGGCTCATTAAAAACAACCCGCATTTTACTCTGGAATCCGCATACGAAGAAGTCGAAGATGAGTATGAAACCGCACTAGAAGACAAGCGAAAGAAGGATTCTATTAAATTACAGGGATGGTGGTTCATGACCGCCGTGAATTCCATGGAATATGCCAATGCTGCTTTTAATCCTTTCGATATTAATTTGGATGGTTGGGGAGAACAAGTCAATGAGGATATCGATTCTTACGAAGAGATTTTCGCTGAACTCCACGATAAATACAAGGGCGGAAAATTATCGCCGGAGATTTCGCTTCTTTTGCGACTCGGTTTCTCTGCCGCTGTTGTCAATTTCTCGAACAAGGCTCTTTCATCGGCCACTCCGGCATTCAACGATGTTATCAAACAGAGTCCAGAATTAATGAAGATGTTTACTAATGCTACTGTTTCTTCGATGTCTCAGGCCAGTCCCGGATTTGCTATGGCGAATAATCTCATGAAAGAAAATCAGGGCCCGTCTAGAAATATGGGTCCTCCTCCTGCTCCAGTAGAGACGAAGGCTATGCCTCAGATGAATCAGCGTCCGGGAAATAATACTATGTCGTTCCAACAGCCGCCCCCGAATAGGCCCGATATTTCTATGGGACGCGGAGCAGCAATGCCATCAACCGCAAATACACTTGTTCCTCCCCCGGCACCTATCAGTGGCAGAAGCGAACAACAACCCCAATTCGTTCCTCAACCATCAGTGAGACAAGAAATGCGTGGGCCTAGCACAGACATTGATTCCATATTGTCGGGATTGAAGACACGTATTGTTCCTGACCCTATCCAGCCACCTCCAGAAGAAATTAACCCGGCGTCCAGTTCTATCAACGATGTTTTGAGTGAATACGGAATGGACTCGATGGTATCGGTTGGTAGTTTAAGAGACATGCAGGATGGAAATATCCCGAGACGCACTAGAAGACGCAATAATAATTCTAGAGGAAATACGGTTTCTTTGGACATCTAATCTGGGGTAAACCCCCAGATGCCCCCGCCTTCGGCATAATTTTTCGTCATATCTAAGTAGGGGGCTGTTGCTTCGCTAACCCCAGACGCCCCCCGCCTTCGGCATAATTTTTTCGTGATATCTAAGTAGGGGGTATTTGCTTCGCTAACCCCGGACGCCCCCCCGCCTTCGGCATAATTTTTTATAACATTTTTTATAATTGTCATAAAAATAAATATCTTCATGACACATTCGAGTATTGTCATAAAAATAAATGATTATTATTTAGTTATTTTTATAATCGATTCATTCCATATATTCCCTTTTGAATTCCTCCACGGTCATAATAGGAATATTATTCGCCTTAGCATATTCCGTTTTATTCGAAGAATCCTCCTTCGATTTTACGATCAATGCGAAAATGTCTTTTTTCATTGTATCTTCAAGAAACCCTCCCTGATTTGTCACGAAGGATATAATATCCTTATCCCTCACTTTGGTCATTACTATCTTTTTCCCCGTGAATGGGCCTTCGATTTTTGGTTCTGTTGGTTCTTCTTTTGCACCTTCTTTTGTGCCTTCGCCTTTTTGTGCCAATTTATCTTCAAGACCACATTCCTTCAAGAATGCCAAGAATTCTGGAATGTTTTTTGAAAATGCCACAGCATTTTCCGGTCCAATCCCTGGAATGGTTTTCAGTTTGGCCTCCTTTTCTGTGCTCGGTGCAGGGTCCGTAAGAATATCTGGAAATGCCGTTAAGATTGGTTTCAATTTACGTTCTGCAAGACCACGCCCCAATTTTCCTGAAGCAATCATAATATCAATGAGCGAAGCCTCTTGGATTTTGTGTTTTATGCCTTCCGCTAATTTGTCCGCAGTTTTCTTCTTGAATCCATCTATTTTTTCAAAATCGGCGGCGGTCATTTTAATAATTTCAGAAACCGTAGTTTTCCCAGATTTATAGATTTTATGTACGTTACCCTTCCCTAGACCATCTACTTCTAATCTCGTAAAGAATGCCGTAATATTTTTCTCCTGGACCCCCTCGTCTTCCTCCGGTTTTTCTAAGAGAACATCTACATGACTCTTATTCCAGATATAAGGAACCAAAGGCATCTTCGGCTTTTCAGCCGCCGTTGTCACGGATTTAATGTAGGGAATAACATCCCCCGAACGAACCATCTGAATAACCGCCCCGATTCCTATATTGTTCTCTTCAATAAATTTGCCATTGAATCCTGTAGCATATTCTATTTTAACTCCTCCTAGTTGGATAGGTTCGATTCTCACACGAGGTTTCAAATATCCGTCTTTACTAGCCTCCCATAAAACATCTACTACTTTGGCCTCCGCTAGTTGGTCAGAAAGAACCATTTTAAAAGCGAACGCATGTTCCGGATTACCAGATACCCTGGGATGAATCGCGTCATCTGTTACGATGACCCCATCAATATCGTAATCATATGCTGAACGCCAATCCACAAGGAGGTCCGAAAGGAATTTATTTGTTAGGGCTTCTACCACTTTGTTCTGGACAACTCTGAATCCGGCATTTAACAATGTCTTTAATTGTGTGGTCGGTTTCAATTTGGGTTCAATCACTTCGTATGTTACAAAATGGAGATCCTTCGCTTTTTCGTCAGCAGTTTTTCGGTTGATGATTCCAGAAACCAAATTTCGGGCGTTGGCGAATTCCTTGGAATATTTATCAGCAAATATCCTTTTTGACAATACGAATTCGCCTCGCACGGCCATGCCTTCAGGGATGTCAGGAAGGTTTAATATAGGGATTAAATGCGAAATATCTTGGCCAACACATCCATTCCCTCGTGTATACAATCTGTGTTGTTTTTCGCTTGTTTTATTTGATTTTGAACAAATATAGAGACCACTCACTCCGTCCAATTTACAGGAGAGAACATAGGGACCTTTGTATTTGACCGTCCAGGCATCTAGAGCCCCAGAATCGGGTTTGATTTTGTCCATCGAAGCCATTTCGAAAGGAAGGGTGACTTTTGAGCCTCTGATGGGCGCACCTACTTTACAAAGAGCGGCCGCCTTGGGAAATTTCTTTTCTGTATATTCCTTTATGATATCGAATTCGTTGTCTGTTAAGACGGGGTTCTCATTGTAATAAGCATCATTGGCTTCATCTATAATTTCATTGAGATCTTTTTCGGTAAGGGGTTCTAATACAGGGATACCTTGTTCTTTAAATTTGACTATTAATTCCATATGTATTGATTGATGATGATTTACTTTTATCTCTTTTATATCCTTCAATTTTGCGGGGTTGTCATTTTTTTCTTTCTTTTTTTCAACCATGGTTTCTTTTTGGACCATCTCTTTTATTTCTTCTATTTTGATTTTGGCTTTTTCTGTCTGTTGGGCCATCTCTTTTATTTCTTCTATTTTGGTTTTTACAGGTTCTTTTCTTTGTTTTTGTGATTTATTCTTCGGTTCTTTTTCAACAGGTTCTCTTTTCTTTTTTGTGGATTTTGTTAATGCCTCTTCTGGAGTTAATACTTTCGATAATATTTCATTCGAATCAAACGCAGATTTATCTTGAGGCACCATCAATGGGGGCATTTTCTTTTTTGACTGTTTTTGCACCACTTTTTCTTTTCTTTTTCTGGAGCTCTTCTTTTTTTCTTCGATAGGGACTTCTTCTTGATGAGAATCTTTTGATAAAAGAATAACTGCGCGGCCATCGACTCTTTCTTTCGGGGTCTTATATTGAAGTCCTAAAAAATCGAAAATATCATGTTCGTCGTTGAATGACCTATCAATTGCCGGTGTAAATCCATGTTCATTCATTGAAGATCCCATCTTTAAAGCATGTCCTCTCATAACTACATTGAATCCTTTACTACCAGTAAAATAAAGAATCGAAAATGGGAATTCCGAAGGGGTGGCATAAAGAAAATCTACGCGTCTATAAACGGCGGATTTCGGAATCTTCGCAATAACTAAACATTTATTTTTTCCACGAGAAAGAACTTCAACTATTATTTTCTTTTTAATGAGAACATCCAAGAAATCTTCGAATGTCTTTGTAGATTCTGAAGAAATGATTACATCAATATCCCCAGATGATTCCTGACCCCTCCTGTAGCTTCCTACTATTTCGTAGTTGGTTTTTCCTGATTGAGATTTAAGGGCAGTCTTGAATTCCTTGTCATAAAGAACTATTTCAGACCGAGGAATCCGCTTCAAAATATCATCATAATATTCGAGTCCCGTTTTTTGAACGGCGTTTAAAACCTCGTCTTTCCGGGCTGCCAATTCGGCGATAGTAGTAATACCCTTCTTGACAATTTCAGAGGCTTTTTTGGGACCGATTCCATAAACATTTGTAAAAAGGACCTCGGGTTTATTTTCGGCTTTTTCTAATGCAGATATTTTTCCAGTCTCTAAATATTCTTGGAGTTTTTGTTTAATAGTTGGCCCAATTCCTGGCTTATCATCAAGGTCTTTTATATTACGAATTTCTGTAGTCATTCCTAGGATGGTTTCCTCGGCTTTCTTATAGGCCTTCGACCTCATATGCTCTCCTATATTCGCCATAACAACTGATAATCTTGATAATAAATTAGCAAATTCCTGATTATATGACATTTATTTATATATTATT